AACCAGGATGTGTCCACGCTCGCAACGCTGGACTTCTCTGTCGCAACCATCGATCCGGAAGGCATCGCAGACACCGCCAACGACAAGGTCACGGTCAAATGGCCCGGCCTCTATCTGGTGGAAATCGGCCTGCGCTTCTCGTCCAACCTCGACGATCAGGACACGGTGGAAATCCGCGTTGTCGGCGGTGGCGTCACGCAGGTCACGCGCACCACGATTGGCAAGAGCGGCGAGGAAGACATTGTCCGCGAAAGCTTCCATGTTCTTATCAAAGAACAGGATATCGGCTCTGGAACCGCAGACATCTATGCGCAGGCCGCTGTGGAGGGAGCCTCCAACGCAACGGTCCTGACGACTGTCAACTACACGGGCATGTGGCTCACACGCGTCGGCTAAGGAACATTGCATGACAACGCTGGAAATCTCCGCCACTGAAGACGAGACGCTTGTGGATCTGCCTTCGGGCGATGTGGAGTTGACCACGCCGCATCCGGTTGTGTTCTGGTGTGCCTCGCCTGATCCAAGCGTCAGGGCAAAGGACTACAGGACAGAGCTGCAACGCCTCCACGCTGGGACGCCGATCACGATTGGCTCAGTCCCTCCCGGCTGGAAGCTGGCTATCTCGCTGCGTCCTGACCTGCCAGCGCTCTACCGCGAACGGCCCCGCAAGGAGCCAGAGCCCCCGCCACCGGGACCGACCGCAGAAGAACTCGCAGAGCGTGCGCTTGCCCGTCAGATCGCCCGCGACATGGAACGCGCGGACCTGATCAACGAGGCGATTGACCTAGTCCTAGAGCGTCTCAAGGTAGCTGCGGCGCCTGTTCCGGAGCCGACGCCCGAACCAGAGCCCGAACACCATTTCGCAGACCTGATGCTTGCAGACGAGACGCTGGACGATGCCAAGGCGCGTCTCTCGCAGCGGCTTCGTGAGCTGCGCCACTACCTCATCGCCCCGGAAATCAAGGTCAACGAGGACGGCTCTGTCGGCCTCACGGCTGGCGAGCAAGCGGAACTGCAAGACCTCGAGCGAAGGCAGACGCTGGGGCGCTGGCTGGAAGCCTGACGCCCTAAACTGAAAGGCTGGGAACAATGGATGACGACTTCAACGAGCGCTTCAAGGCGCTCAAGCGTGAATTGCGTGAGGTTGCGGAGGACTTCGAACAACTGCGGAAACGCAAGGCTAACGGAGAAGACGTGGAGCAAGTAGCTGCGAAGGTCACAGCCCTTGAATCCGAAATGAGGGTGAAGCTGGCCTCTCTCCAATCCGATAGTCAGGAAGTCCGGCACAGCCTTCAGAAGCTGATTGAGACAATCGAGCATTTGCGCACCGACTTGTCAGTCCACAAGCGTGAAGTCGCGCAGGTGCAGGACAGCCAGAAAATCAACGGCTGGTCACGAATTCCCGCTTTTGGCTGGGCGCTGATGGCCGTGGGTTGCTTCGCGGTGATGCAGCTTGGCCTGGAACGCTGGGCCGAGTTTCAAGGGGTGGGGCGTTGAGAGCCCCCACAAAAGCAGAGTGGGCGTCTGCTGGCCGCTGGGTCAGGGATCACGCTCCCGCGTTCACCGTGTCCTTCGTGACGTTCTCGGCGCTCTGGGCCGCTGTCGTGGTGGCGTGCCTGACGCTCTACGTCTGGGACAGCCAGTTCTACTCCAGCCTCGCGCCGCCCGGCATGGAAGCCAGCTTCATGGCTGCGGGGATCGTCTTCAGGACGTTCGTCATCTTCGGCGGTCTGGCAATCGTCTGGATGAAGACCAACAAGCTGAACCCCGCTGCCGGCCGCACGCTGCGCTTCATCTGGGTGATGGGGCTTGTGGCTTGCGGTGTCGCGGCGCTGGGCTTCGTGACCGAGGGCAATGACTATCACTACCGCAAAGGCGAGGCCATCACGCAGACCGAGACGGCATCAACGGAAAGCGCCGACACGATCATTGCCCGCGCAACTGGCGAGAAGGAAGCAATTCGCGCCGACCGTGACAGGCTGGTTGCGGGCGCCCGGGAAAGCATGCGGCTCGTGCTGTCTGACGGCATTGGCGGCAATGACAACCTGACCGCATTCGAAGCGCAGATTGCAGCTTATGAAGACGACGCACGCATCAAGCTTGCGGCGCAGGATGAAGTGATCACCAAAGCCGAAACCGACAGGCTAGGCGCGCGTCAGCAGGCCACGGAGGCCGCTGTAGGCGATCCGGCCCTGCCTGCGGTGTTCCAGGCTCCCGCGCGCTATTTCCCCGGCTTCGATGGCGTGACCTTCCGGGACATGTTCGCGCTGTTCTGGGTGATCCTGCTCGAGGCGTGCGGATCTGTCGGCGCGCAGGCCTTGCTTGCGGTCCAGATGGGTATGAGCAAGCGCAAGGAAGCGCAGGAAAACGGAGCCAAGGGCGGTCGCACCACATCGCGCCGCCGCCTGATCGAAGACATGCGCAAGGCGCGAACCGAAACCAAAGCCGATCTCTCGGAGGATGACAATGGCAATCGAGATACTACGCCGAAGGCCGCCGAGTGAGCTGTACCCGTCGAAGGCCGCGCTAGACCTTATCCGGCACTTCGAGGGGTTGAGCCTTACCGGCTACCTCGACCCTATCGGCATCCCGACCATCGGATACGGCAGGACCGGGCCGGTCGCGGTTGTCGGCAAGCGCATCACGCTCGCTGAAGCCGACGCACTGCTTGACGAAGACGTGGCACGACACGCGCAGATTGTGCGGGATCAGATCACAGTGCCGCTGACGCAGGGCGAATTCGATGCGCTTGCAAGTCTCGTCTTCAATCTAGGCTACATCCCAAAATCGATGAAGGCTTGCCTTAATGGCGGCGTGACAGACGCGGGCAAGGTGATGACGCCAGGCAGCTACGGCTCGGCGCTGTTGCAGTTCCCGCGCAACTGCCGCGCAGGTGGCAAGCCGCTCAAGGGCCTCTACCGGCGAAGGCTGGCTGAGGCGTGCCTGTTCTGCGACCTCCCGTGGGAAAACGCCTGTTCGATCAGCGTGGTCCAGCTATCTGTCGATGACGCTGGCAAGATCGACCCGAACGAAAGCACGTCTCTGGAAGACACCCTCATGCGTGCGCGGCTCGATACGTCGAAGCCGCCCGACACGTCTCACATTCTCAAGAAACAGTGGTCCGAAGTGATCGCGAAAAAGGCTGAACCCCCGACCTCTGTGATTGAGGCGGAGGGCGATGCGGAGCCAGCGGAGAAGGAAGCCCCCCAGCCCAACCCCCCTCCGCTGGTATCTGCGCCCATTCCTGTGCAGCCGAGTGGTCCCGCTGTCGCAGGGCCGGCGGTGGTGGTCCCGGCTCCCCAGCCGCCACCGCCGCCGGTTAAGCCTGCGCCGCCGCCACGTTTGCCAGATCCGCCCGTTCCCATCGGCCAACAGACCGGCGCTGTAGACGCTGCGAGAAAGTCGGAGGAGTGGTCATCATCTGCCAAGTCGATGATCTACTCCCGCCGATTTTGGGGCCTTCTCCTGGTTGTGGCGGGCCGTGTGTGGATGCTCAAAACTGGCAGCAACGCGGTTCTTGGGGCTGTTTCTGATCCGCTCGTGATGGAGATGTTCTCAGGCTTCATGGTCATGGTGATCGGGGAAGCCGTGCAGCACTGGGGCGAACGCAAAGCGACACGGCCTCTCAAATGATGGCGCTGTGGATGGGCCTGCCACAATGGGCGCGCACTGCGCTTATGTGGTGCGGCGCGCTGTTCATGATGGCGCTAACCGGCAAGTTCCTGCTGTCGCAGCACGACAAGCGCATCCGCAGGGAAGTGAACGACGCGCGCGACATCGAAGCCGCGCAGGTAGAGTCAGAAGTCCTCACCCAGATCACGGAAAACACAAATGAAGTCGTTCGCGAGGCTGACGCTGTGCGCAGCCATACCGCTGTTGTCGAGCTGCCAGACGGAACCAAAAGCCTCCCCGAATATCATTTCCGCGACTAGCGGGGCGATCTGGAAAGAGGCGCTCTGCACCACGGGGACGCCAATCCTGATTTCGCGCGGCGACGTGCTGACGCTCCAGACTGCCGAGGCAATCGGGGACCACAACAACGCGATCTTCTGCGCTTGTCCGGAGAAGCGGCCTCCGGCGTTTGATGCCGCCATTTGCAAAACATAGGAGACTTGACGTGAACATTCTCGGGCTGGAAATCACAAGCAAGGGGGGCGCCGTGAACTGGATGAATGTTCGCCGGTTCTTCTACGTCGCGCTCGCAACCTGGCTGATCGGCCTTCGCCTGATCGGCTTGAACCCGTTTGATGACAAATCCATCGGGCTGGACACCATCCTTGACGGCCTCGCGCTGTATGCGGTGTGGCTGATCGTCTGGCACATGCTCTGGGCCTTGCGTCCGAAGTTCAGCTAACCTTGCAGGTACGTGTAACAAACCCGGCGATGCTCGGCGCTGTCGCGCTGTGTGTCGCCGGGGCTGTTGGCGCGTGGGTGTTTGTCGAGGGCCATGCGCAAGACTGCGCGGCGCGCTGGGCTGATAGTGGCCTGCGTGTGACCTACCGGGATGGGCAATGCCTCGTCGAAGCTGGCTCGCGCTGGTATCCGGAGCAGAGCGTCAAAATTCACGTGCGCCGGTGAGATACCTGCCGTTCCTCAAGACGCTGTTGCTGGTCATCTCGAGCGCAAGCGCGCTGGTCTGGTTCGCTGTGGTGCTGGAGAGGTTGTAGGCTCACTTCTCCACGCTCCCCGCTAGTGCTGCGCGGGCTTGAAAAACGCAGCGGTCGTAACCGTCTTCAAAGTCTGCGGCTTCGTAATAGTCTTCGTCCATGTCTTTGGCCGGAACCTGCTTGGCGATGTCCTCAAGAGCGGCGCGCATCCTCGCATTCTCCCGCTCCAGCTCGGAGAGGCGGGCAACACGCACCAGCCCCCACATGCTCAACACATCGTCGGTTGTCAGCTCTATAGTCGAGCCGTTCTTGACGTGCTGGATTGCGTGCTCAAGCGCTCTCGTCGTGCTCATGGGCGGGGGTCCTGTGCTGCTGGAGGGGCGGGGAGAGGCGTCAGCCGCGCAACGACCGTGTCGATAAGATCGACCGCTTCGTATTCGCCCTGTTCGGTGAGGTACGTTGCCAGCTTGTTGAGCCCGGCAATAAGCTCTGGCGATACGGGCGGGGGCATCGCGTCGAGATACGCGGTGACGGCGGCGCGGGCTCCACGATGTGCAGCCACCCTCCAGCCGGAGCCATTCTCCAAGCTGGCCTCAATGTGAAGCTCGCTAAGCGCTCTTGCGGCCTTCTCCAGCGCGCGGGGGTCTAGTTCAGTCACGAGGCATCCCCTTCCGCCAGCGCCTGAAGTGCTGCCATCCGCTCAACGAGACCCACCGCTGATAGCTGCAACTGGTCGCGGGTGGCGTTGAGAGCGTCCCACGCAGCGGCCCTCGCAGCGTCCCCCGCAGCGGCCCACGCAGCGTCCCACGCAGCGGCCCCCGCAGCGGCCCTCGCAGCGGCCCCCGCAGCGGCCCACGCAGCGTCCCACGCAGCGTCCCACGCAGCGGCCCTCGCAGCGTCCCTCGCAGCGTCCCACGCAGCGGCCCTCGCAGCGTCCCTCGCAGCGGCCCCCGCTTTCGAAGCCGCTTCGTTTGCGGCGCGCACGACGGGCGCGGCAGCGGTTGCAGTCGCCGTGTCCACGATGGGCGCCAGCGCCTCGATTTTGTCCGCGTGATCGTTGATCTTCGCGAGGCGAAGCCATGCGGGCAGGAAGGTTCGGATCATCCAGTCGAGCGCGAGATATGAGCGCTGCTCTTCGACGGCTTGCGTCGAGCGCGTGTTGATGATCTTCGGGATCAGCGGTTTCAAGAGCCGGTCACGATCCGCATCGGTCGGCAGGCCGTCATTCCACGAGCGCAGGAAAGCGCCGATGACAGGCGAAACGCATTCGGGATGGTCGGACCACTTCTCGCCAGCGACGTAGGCCACAGCCTCCATCACGCAAGCACCCTCAGTCGGGCCTGAGTGACCGCCATTCTTGAGCGGCCCGAGTTTTTCCAGTAGCGTGAAATCAAGCATTGGTTTCTCCTGTTGTTTTTCCAAGCGCCTGAAGTGCGGAGCGGGCTTTGGCCTGCACCATTTGATGGTGGCGATACCAACTGTCCGTCGTCGCATCCCAAGTGGCGATTTCAGCCAAAGCCTCCGCACACGCCAACAAACTCTCAAGCGAGTTCATCGCGGCGGCGGTGTATTTGGCATTGTCTTCAGCCGTGCCGGACGTGCCCCATTTGGCAAAATGCTCTATGTTGATGAAGTTGCAGACGTCGAAATAGACGGATCGACCATCGCCAATTTTCCAGTGATTGTAGCGAGGGGACTTAATTGCGAGCCATTCGCTTTTCGTCGCCTTGGCTCGCAACTCTCGCAGGCGCGCGATCACTTCACTTGCACTCACGGTTTCCTCCTCACAGGCCAGAGCCACACCGCCAGGAACATCACCACGCCCACAGCAGCCATCGGCGCGGCGAGCCTCAGGCTTTCATAGAGGCGGTCGATTTCGTCGGGGGTCATGCTGCTACCTGCAATGCTTCGACCATCTGGATGCGCTCACCGATCCAGCGCATGACGGGCACGGCCATTGAGTTCCCAAGCGCCTTGTAGCGGGGGCCGTCGGCGGCGGGCTTTCCGCGATGACTGATCAGCGTGTAGTCGTCAGGGAAGCCTTGGAGGCGCTCGCATTCTCGAGGAGTGAGGCGGCGGACGGCAGAGCCGCGCAGGAAGCCGTGTCCGGTGTCTTTCGTGCCAAGCGGATCAGCGACAGGGCCGTGTGTCGGGTCTTGCCTGGCGTTGAAGGCAATGGGGACGATGTAAGCGTCCTTTGTATCGCCTGATCGCGCATTGTGGCCGGCCGGCGTGTCGGCGCCGTTTTGCATTGTCGGCATGATGTCAACGTGCGGGATGGCAACCAGAGGCGTGCCCCTGCCCGTTCCATCCTCGCTGGCGTCAAAGCCATCGGCGCGGAGAGCGTGAGCTACATCGAAGCCGCACCTTTGGGATGGAACGAAAAGCCCCCCCCCATTCAAGGCGTGCTGGTCTTCAAGCCCCTGCTTGTCGCCAAAGGCTGCATTGAGCGTAGGCGCGACATCTGCGGGCCAGCCGACTAATCTGGCGTCTTGGGCGTCTTTGCCGCCGCCGCCCTCAGTGCGTGCGCTAATTGTGGGGGCAGCTCTTTGCCCCGCTTCCCGGCGCGGCGGAGAATGCCCTTGCAGGCTGTGGCGCTCAAAAAGAACCGCTGCGGCACGTCGCCAGTCTCCAAGATATCCGACAACGAACACACGGCGGCGGCGCTGCGGTACTCCGAAGAACTGAGCGTCAAGCACTCGGTAGGCGAACCCATACCCGAGTTCGACCAGGCCCCCGAGGATGGAACCAAAGTCCCGTCCTCCATTGGACGACAGGACGCCGGGGACGTTCTCCCAAACCAGCCACTTGGGGCCAAGGCGTTGAGCCAGCTTAAGATATTCAAGCGCCAGGTTACCACGCCCGTCAGCCAGTCCGCCTCTGAGGCCGGCGACACTGAAAGACTGGCAAGGTGTTCCTCCGACCAGAAGGTCGATTGGATCGTACTCGCCTGCTTTGATCGACGTGAAGTCGCCATGTAGCGGAACCTTCGGATAATGAGCGGCCAGCACGGCGCGCGGGAATTTGTCGATTTCGCTGAAGAATGACGGCGTCCAGCCGAGGCCGTGCCAGGCGACCGTCGCGGCTTCGATGCCAGAGCAGACGGAGCCGTATCTCACTGGCGCTCCTCCACCCGCACAATGATGTGGTCGAGCAAATCGGCCAACAATCTCATCTCGCGTTCAGGCGTGCGGCCGTCACGCACCAGCCGGCGCATCAGGCGTTCGCAGTCCGCGCGGATGGTGTCGTCTGGCAGGGCGATGGGCGCGTGGGGGCGGAGGGGGATTACGTTGCTCATGGCTTCGCCGCTCCACGCTTGATGGTGACGACAAGCGTGTCTTCATCGTTCAAAAATTCCCATCGCGCTTGTTTTTTGCCGTCGAGAAGATGACGAAGGACCGCGTCAACCGCTTGCGCTGTGACGTCCTGCTTGCGGGTCCAGTTCATCAGGCCGGGCTTGCCCTTCACGGCGCGCGAGTAGCCCGCAAAAATGCGGTTGCTGAGCGGGGAAATGGCAACGCGAAGGTTTGGCAGGTCATCCATTAGATCACCCTCCGCAGCTTTGCGCATGTGCTGCGCACCACGTTGACCGTCTGGCGCTTGCGCCTATGCGCTGGGCTGCGTCTCGTGCGTGCTGTGTGGGAAATTCGATCACGTTGCTCATGCGCGCTAATCCTGCGAGTAGTACAAAAGCTCGCGCATCGGAGACGCGGCCAGCTCAAGGGCCTTGTGCAACTCGATGGCGTCTTCGACGGCGCGAATGGACATGTCCACGTCGCGAATTCGCTTGCGTTCATCTGGGTCGAGGTTGTCGCGAAATTCCTGCAAGTCTTGCAGCGCATCTTGCAGACGAAGTTGAAGCTTGATTGCCATCACCGCGCATCCTCCCCAGCCATGCGCTGAAACCTGCGAGCGATGAACATGGCGTGCAGCGGCTTGTCGCGGCGCGTGTCGATGGTGAACTCAGGTGCGGGCTGGCAAGTGCAGCGCGCAACGCGATCCTCAAGCTGGCCGATCCGTTCCATGCGAGCGGTGAACTCAGCGACGACACCCTCTAGGGTTGTGTACCTGACAGCGGCCTTGTCTTCATGGCGCTGGCGGTTTGCGAGAAGCATCTCGACGTGGGCGATCATGTGATTTCCTCATTGATGGCTGAAAGCAGGTTCATCGCTGCGTTCGGAATGGGTTCGCCGTAAGCGCCATCGTAAACGTCGCTGTAGGGCTCGATGAACTCGACGCAGTCAGCGAGCAGTGCCTCCAGCCGCTTGATGCGCAGACGTTGCTCGCCGACCCGTTTCGCCGCATCATCGAGCAGGCTGTGAAGCGTCTCGACACGCTCGAACGTCAGGTCGTGCTTGTTGTGAAGGGGTTCGAGGCCGGTCATTCCGTCACCGTCTTCAATGCTTTGTCTGCGATCTGCCCAAGCTCCCAGCAGGCGCGGGTGTGGCCTTCGTTGAATGCCTGCTGGATCATGTCGTTGACCGTGTCCCGCAGATCGTCGGACCAGTTCGGGGGCCAGGCGACGGTCGGGCCGTCGCTGGGTTCTTTGGCCGGCGCTTCGCCCGCGATCTTTTCGAGCGCGGCTTCGGTGACCTCAAAAAACATCATTTCGACACCGCCTTCCGCGCCGCACGGGCTTCCGCCTCGTCCTGCGCTGCGCCTTCTTCAGCGATCAGATCGTCAATGGCGTCCTGTTCGGTCGAGCCCCAGCCGACAATGTAATCCTCGTCATCGCCCTCACGCGTCGCGCGCCAGTCGTTGCAGCGATACGGGATCGGCGGGTGGACGTATTCGGTGATGATGCGGCGGGCGCTCATGCTGCACCCATGAGACGCTCGTCACGGGCCAGATCGTTGTAGTAGTCTGCCCGATCCGCCTCGCACTCAGCTGCGTAGGAGCGGTCGAGCTGCTTGCGTGCGTCAGAGCCAAGACGAGCCCAGCGCTTGCGGTCGGTCTCGGACGCGTCAGAGCCGAAGAACTCAATGCGCGCGGTGCTGGCGAACAGATCCCACGCGTGCTCGCAGACCATCAGGTTGTCGGCGACTTGGTCCAGCATCCCCTCAAACATCTCGCCGTCCGTCTTTGACGGCAGCTCAAGCGCAGCGAGCGCCTCGCTGGTCCGGCGCGTAAAGGTCAGCGCCATTTGCGTGATTTCGTCGGCTGAGTAAGTCATGTCGTGCTCCTTTGTTGCCCCCACACTACACACGATCTATCATAACGCAAGGTGTATTTCTGGCTGGCGTGCAATTATTTTCGCTCCGTCGTCCCGTCCATCCTGCGGCGCAGGGTGGTAGAGAAGCCTCGGCTGGGAATGGCTTTCTTGACGCGAGGCTTGTTCTCCTGCCGTATTCTGCGGCCCTTTTTGGCCTCGCGGTTATCCACCTTCGTCTTGATGGCGTGGCACGGAACGCAAAGCGCCTGCCAGTTGTCGGGCTCGTGCTTGCCTAGCGCATCGAGGCGCTGGATGTGGTCAATGTCGAAAGCTATCCCGAACAGATCGCACTTGCAGACGTTGCAGCGCCATTCCTGGCGGTTGGCAATCATGTTCCGCTGCTTGGCTGTGAAGCTGCGGCGCCGCTCTGGCTTCGGGAGGTCAGGCATCGGCAGGCTCTGGCGCGTGAAACTTGATGCCGTGCTGTGCGCCAAATGCCTCGATGATCTCAAACAGGTCCGACATTTCCTGCGTCGATAGGTTCGCTGTGGATCTGCCAAGCTGCACGAAGCCCGTGCCTTCGATGTTCGGCACAATGCGCATTTCCTGCTTCAGCGCAGCCATGAAAACCAGCTTCCAATCAGCGAGCGACAAGCGTTGCCCGTGCCAGAGCATTTGCTGTTGAACGTCTGTGATCATTGCGTGCAGTCTGTCGTTTTGAGGCAATGTGCGCTTCGGGCCTTGGAACGTGACGCGCGTTTCCATCGGCGCTCGACGTATCCAGTCGATCGCCTTGGCGCGTGTCGCATCGTTCCACAATACCAGAAGCGCGCGACCCATCAGAGAACCCGTTCCTCGACAATCTCAACGCCGGGGATCTCGATGTCCTCGCCCTTGGCGTGCCTGATGTCCGCGTTTGCCAACTTGAGCGCTAACTCTTTCATTTCGTTGCGCCCGGCGTAGTGCGCTATCAGCGTGGCATAGTGCGTAACCTTGGCGCTGCGCTTCGTCTTAAGCGACGTTGCAGCAAACCCGCCAGCGGCAGAAGATACGCGCGAAGCGGCAAGCGCCTGGCCCTCGGCAATCTTCGCCTCGACGTGCGCAGCCTTCACGTCCACGGTCGGCGCGGTGGCGGCAAGGAACGGGTCTTCCTCCGGTTCCTCAGCAGCCTTGGCGGCAAGGCGTTCGGCTTCCTCCAGCTTGCGCCGGGCTTCCTCCGCGATGCGCTTGGCTTCGCGTTCGCGGGCGTCCAAGAATGCGGCGAGCTTCTGTTTCAGGCCCTTAATGATCTTGTCGCATTCCTCGATCAGCGGCTTGTATGCGCCATCGATCTGCCGGCCAGCCTCAAGGTGCGGGCGCTTCTTGTCGTCGCGCGTGGCGTCGATTTCCTTCGCCAGCTTGCCGCCATAACCGACATGATCGCGGACGAATTGCGCATTCGCTTCAGTTATCTCCGTGACGGTGTCGGCATCCGCTTTGAAGCGCGCCAGCATCTCCCGATAGGCTTCGACGTCGTCGGCCTTGTTGTGTCCGATATTACCTTGCATCTGCAAACGCCTCTTCTGCTTCAGCGCTTGTGCGCTCGTTGTGTTGAAGTCCTTCCATCAGTTCCGTGTAGGACTTGCGGATTTCTGCCTGCCAGTCTTTCGGCTGGAGCTTGACGCGTTCGGCGTTCATCTTGCCCCATTCCTTGAGTTCCTGGCTTGATGTGATGCGGCGCATTTCCTCGACCATCACGCCATAGTCTGCGCGTGCATCGCCCTTGCTCATGGTCTGTACCTGCGCTGGCGCTGGGGTATGCAAGGGAGCGGCTTCCCTGCGAACTTCGTAGTGGGATGCGTCGGCGTCATTATCGCCTTCGGTCGGGATGCAGAACGTCTGCATTGCCATGTATTTATAAGCCGCGCTCATGGCCTTGTTGGTGGCCTTGTCGGCGCTGTCCATCGCTTCGCCCCAAGTGCAGGCGGTAATCTTTGACCCATCGGAAGCGCACACAATGTCAAACTCGACTTGCACGACGACATAGAACAGGATGCCGCCTTTCTGTGTGGTCTGTTCCGTCTTCTCGCGCGTCAGGACTCGGGGAACGATGATCAGGTGATGCCGCGCAAGCAGAGGCGCCAGAGCGTTGTAGACATCATCAATGCCACGGAAGGCGTAGCCTTGTTGCTGATTGCGCCGTCCTTTCGCAATGCCCTCCCTCCCCACGTCCTGCATCACGGCGGCAATTGCTTGGTAAACTGCGGGTAGGGCAATCGTGTCTGTCATCGCTGGGCTCCTTTTGTGCCCATCCTATGCCACGCCATCTATCATTGCGCAAGCTATCATTTAGGTGGACACGCACCCGATGTTGTGGCAGACGTCGCGTATGGATGAGAAGACATTCGCACGCGCCCTAGGCAATCCGCAGCAGCTTGCAGCGGACATCGGCACAACCCCGGACATGATCTATGTCTGGCGGCAGAGGCGGACGGTTCCTGCAAAATGGGTCGCCAAGGTGTCGGATGCGACAGGCGTCCCGCCTTATGACATGCGCCCGGACATTTTCATGCGGCCGAAGCGCAAAGTAAGCGCATGAGCGAGCTGATCCAGCGCGCTGACGAAATCCGTGGTCTTGCCCAATCCTGCAAGACCATCAACGATCTGGCGAAGCGTTTAGGCTGGTCAATGGAAGTAACGCGCCATGCGAATACTGTTCTAGGTCTTGGCCTGGCTGACGCCAAGCTGCAAGCCGGGAAGCGCACGGAAGCGCGATCCGTTCCCAAGCCGCAAAAGGCAAAGCCGAAAGCCTGATGGCAATTCGTCAATTCCGGGCGTTTCTGGCTTGCGAATGGCTTAGAATGGGTTGATTGTGACGGCTTAACGCGGTTGCGGCCCACCTCGCAAAAGGTGAGCCGCTTAAGACCGATCAAGTGACGTTGGAGGCGTCAAATGTCGAAAAACAATCTAACACCCTCATTGCGTTCGCCAAGCCCCAAAAGCGGGGGCACAAAACGACAGACCAAAGAATATCTTGCATTGATTGAAGCGAAGCGGCCTGCGGTCGAGTCGTTCGGCTTTGATCCAAAGCCGCTTAATGCGTCCCTAAAGCCCCACCAAGAACACGCAACAACGTTTGCTATTCAGCAGGGCCGCGCGGCGCTGTTTCTTGATACTGGCCTTGGCAAGTCGCTGTGCGCTCATGAATGGGGCCGGCAGGTGGTGGAGCACACCAGCAAGCCTGTCTTGTTGCTGGCTCCCCTTGCCGTGGGTGCGCAGCACGAGCGCGAGGGCGTCAAGTTCGGCATTGACGTCAAGGCCATACGCGAACCGATGGAAGTGCGCGGCGCCCGCGTTTACGTCACGAACTATGACCGACTTGACAAGTTTGACGCATCCGCATTTGGCGGCGTTATCCTTGACGAGTCGTCGGTCATCAAAAGCTTTAACGGCAAGACGACAAAGGCACTGATCGAGGGATTTTCTCGTACGCCTTACCGGCTCGCCTGCACCGCCACGCCAGCGCCGAATGATCACATGGAGCTTGGGACGCATTCTGAATTCCTTGGCGTCATGCGTCAGAACATGATGCTGCAACGCTGGTTCATCCACGATAGCATGGATACCGGAACATGGCGCATGAAAGGTCATGCCGTTGATGACTTCTGGTCGTGGGTCGCATCCTGGTCGCGCTGCATTTCCAAGCCGTCAGACATTGGCTTTTCCGATGACGGTTATGTGCTGCCTGAGCTGGACGTGCGTCGCCATGTGATCGCTGCCGATCGCAACGCGAACGTGGGATCTGAAAAGGACGGGCAGGGCCACTTGTTCCGTATGCCTGACACCAGCGCAACCAGCATTCACCGCGAAAAGCGCATGACTACGGACGCGCGATCAGACGCCATCGCAGAGATTGTTGCGGGCAGCGATGAGGCGTGGGTGGTCTGGTGCGATACCGATTACGAAGCCGATGCGCTTGCTGCTCGCCTGCCGGATGCCGTTGAAGTGCGCGGGTCTATGTCGGCAGACGAAAAAGAGCGCGGCCTTGTGGCGTTCTCGACCGGGCAGACGCGGGTTATCATCACGAAGCCGTCGATTGCCGGTTATGGTTTAAACTGGCAGCATTGCGCACGCATGGCCTTCGTTGGCCTGAGCTTCTCATACGAGAATTACTATCAGGCTATTCGCCGTTGCTGGCGCTTCGGTCAGACGCGACCCGTCCAGGTTCACATTGCCTGCGCCGATACCGAAGAAAACATTTGGCAGACCGTCAGCCGCAAGGCCGATGATCACGACACGATGAAGCGGGCAATGTCGCAGGCTATGGCTCGCGCCGTTAAACGTGCAGCCGTCGAGACCTACAACCCCAAGAAAACCCTTTCAATCCCAACATGGATGCAGTCATGACCTCGGTAATCAATCAGTACGCGGGCGAGCATTTCACGGCTTACAATGGCGATTGCGTTGAAGTGGTCGGCGCCCTGCCGTCCAACAGCGTCGGCTTCTCGGTTTACTCGCCCCCGTTCGCTCACCTGTTTGTCTACAGCGACAGCGAGCGCGATATGGGCAACGTGCGCGATGAAGCGGAGTTTAAGGCGCTTTATCGGCATATGGTGCGCGAGAAGTATCGCGTCACGAAACCGGGCAGGCTGACGGCGGTGCATTGCTCCGATTTGCCGCGCACGAAGTCGATGCATGGCGTGGTCGGGCTCTATGATTTCCCGGCTGACATTAGGGAAGTCCACGAAGCCGAGGGCTGGACGTTTCATAGTCGTATCACGGTTTGGAAAGACCCCGTAGTCGAGATGCAGCGCACAAAGGCGCTAGGCTTGCTTTACAAGCAGATCCAGACTGACAGCACGCGATGCCGGCAGGGCATGGCGGATTACGTCATGGTGTTCCGCAAGACGCCGGCAGACGAGAAGGACAGCGACAAGGTCGGGCAGGACAAGACGCTGTTTCCCGTCGATATGTGGCAACAGTGGGCCTCGCCCGTCTGGATGGACATTCAGCAGACGAACGTGCTCAACGGCAAGCTGGCGCGCGAGGACAAGGACGAGCGTCACCTTTGCCCGCTACAGCTTGATCTGATTGAGCGTTGCATGCGCCTCTGGTCAAATCCTGGCGACGTTGTCCTGTCGCCTTTCATGGGCATCGGATCGGAAGGCTTTATGGCGCTAAAGGCTGGCCGCAAGTTCGTCGGTTCCGAGCTGAAGCCGCAATACTTCAAGCACGCCGTCAATAACTTGATCGAAGCCGAGCGGGAGACTGCTACAGGCTCTCTGCTTAACTTGATGGGCGCCGCTTAATGACCCAAGCCAGCCTCTTTGACGAGCTACCCGACCCGCCCCCAAAGCCCGGCGTGTCATACGATGACTGGTGTTCTGTGTGCGGGGTCGAAACCCCGCACATATTCCACGGCATCCGGTATTGCGAGGATGATCATCCCGACCCCGGCCCACACATCAAGGCGACACGGGCGTGAGCTGGGCGATTGAGCAACTTGTGCGCGGGAAGGTCTGCGGGAGTTCAAGCCGCAAGGCCGTGCTGCTGTCGCTTGCCAACAGGGCCAACGATGACGGTTCGGACGTCTGGGTTAGCAAGACCAGGATAGCCGCAGAAACCGAACTGGCGCGCTCCACAGTCGTCAGCGTCATGCAGGAACTGGAATACGAAGGCGTCATCCGGGCAATTGGCAAGAAGCCGGGCCGTCGCGGATACACCGTCGCCTACCACATGTCGGTTGCCAAGATCAGCGCATTCCCCGCCGCTTGGGGTAAGTGTAGTGATCCGAACACTATGGACGCCGACCTTGGAAATGAGGATCAAGAGCCCGGCATAGTGTCCGACCACGCTACACTACCGCTGCTGATAGTGTCCAAATCGACCCCCGATAGTGTCCGGCTGTCGGACAAGAACAGTCCTTATAGAACTAAGATATTAAATCCTTCGGATCAGAAGAAGGCTTCGCCCCCTCCCAAACGCACATCGTCTTTTGTTCGATGGGAAGCGCAGCGAGAGCGTGACCCTGTCAAAGCCGCTGCCCTTTACGCTGAGGCTGACGAACTGGCCGCGAGCGAAGTTGCCGCTTGACGTGTGCTAGCATTTCGCTAGCCTCTTCCCATGATCAGAACGCGCAAGCCCAAAGTCCAGCTCAACGTCCGCATCTCCCCCGCGTTGAATGCGCAACTGGAGAAGCTGGCAATCAAGGCGGACGTCACCAAGGCCGCTATCGTTATCGGCGCATTGAAAGCGCACGCTGACAAGGCAAGCAAATGAAAGATCGCCGCGCAGACGCAGCCGAAATCCGGGCAGGGCTGGCAGCGTTCATACGCTCCGAGATCGAAGCCGCACAAACACCAGCGGACATGCTGGCTCTCATGCGGGGATATCTAGTGGAATTTGACCGCAGCGCCGCACGCTTCCCTGAACTTGACTGCGACAAGTCACGCCAAGTCCGCGCTGAACTGGTCGAGGAAATCGCGCGACTTGAGCAACTCAACAAACACTGACACAAAGGGCATGGGAGCTGATTATGTGGGACGGGCAGGCAGAACCAATTTTATTCAAGGCCAAGATCCACGAGGTAAAAACCGTGGTCGCGGCTGTTCACGGCCTTCCGGTCTCGGCGCTGGAAAGCAATTGCCGCAAGCGCAGCTGGGCGCATCCAAGGCAAGAGGCCATGAAGCTGGCGCGCGAATTGACCGGCGCGTCCTACCCGCAACTGGCCCGTCACTTCGGGGACCGGGATCACACAACGGTTCTTTATGCGGATCGCAAAGTGTCCCTGCGAGAACCGGAAGACGCCAGGCTTGCCGCACGCCTCAACGAATGCCGCGCACGGATCGCACAGCTGGTTTCCCTGCGCATCGGCAAGCTGCTGGTAACCCCGGCGCGTGGATCGTCAACGGAATGGACCCCGCCCTCACCGATGCAGCTTTCCAAGCCTGACGTGGTCGTGGCGTCAATTGATCTGGTGTCATGGCAAGCGCTGGGCGGTGAAATCCGCGCCGCAGCATGAGCCGTCACAACGCACGCCACGCTTTGAAACTGGAAGACAGGCCAGCCGGCAAACCCCAAGAGCGCATCCCCGCCGCCAAGCTGGCAACCTACCTGACCGAAGAACAGATACAGGTTCAGGTCGCCCAATACCTCGACGCCAAGCTGCCCAAGACGTGGCGCTGGTTTCACAGCCCAAACGGGGGACACAGGCTTAAGTCCGTCGCGGCCAAGCTCAAGGCCCAAGGCGTCAAGCCAGGCGTGCCTGACGTGTGCATCCTGCGGCCGAACGGGTCTCCCTTGTGGATCGAGTTGAAGGCATTCGGCGGCGTCCTGACCGTATCTCAAAAGGATTTCATGAGCTGGGCCATTGCCGCAAAGCAGCCATTCAAGGTCTGCCGCAGCGTCGGCGAGGTTGAGGTATTCCTGAAGGAGTACCTCGCATGACCCTCTGCACAGGCTCTGGCTCGCTCCCTCAACACATCTATTGCCACGTCGAGAAAAGCTTTGTCCGCACTGGAGAGCAGACCGGCACAGAGCCCTGCGTATGGTTCGGCCTTCGCGCCTATCCTGGTCGCGCATGGGGCTGTCACGTCCTGCTGGAGTGCGGCGCTGTGGTGCGTGATCTCCCGCTTCACGCTCTCAGCGCAACGCCAGAGGCTGAATACTGGCATTGGGAAGCGGCGCAGCAGTGGGATTGTTACGGCGACCAGTTCAGCCTCGTTCGCTACACGTACCTTCAAGGCTTGGAAGCGCGCGTGAGGTGCGCCGACGATGAGCACATAGGCGAGTACCTGTTCACCGCTTGCCCGCTCAACGATGGGTTTTCAGCCGAGCCTGCGCAATCGAAAGAGTTTAAGTTTTTTGCTCTTCGAAACGGACGTTACACGGCGCAACCAACCAATCGCGCCCTTTTCATCGAACGATCCTTCACAGTCGAAAAAGACTGGCCGACCGACATCAAGCGTCAAAGCGAAGTCTGGTCTTGTGAAAGCTGGGCAGAATGACCCGCCGCAACCAGCCCCCAATCATCTCCCAGCGCCTGACATGCGAAGGCTGTTCCCATCTCCGCCCATTCCGTCCCATGTGCCTGGCCGAAACGTCACCGAATTATCGCATGGTCCGCGACAGTTATCAGGACCGCTGCCCATCCTACGCCGTTCCCGGCAAGATCCATAAACCCCAGACAGAACAACAAACAGGAACCAGACCATGAACAACCACGAGCAAAGCCTTAACGAATTCCGAGACGCATCCGCACAAGTGCGCTTGACCTTCGCCGCGCTTTCAGACGCCCGCGAAGTCCAGATTATCGCCAACCGCGCCCACATGGCCGCCAATGAGGCGTACAAGACCGCCCAGGCGCGGCTCGAAGCTGCTGACACCGCTTTGCAATCCGCACGCGCCGAGCCGCCAGCGCCGGCCGACATCGACGTGACCCGCCAGCCCGTCAGCTTCGGCACCGTGACGTTCGTGGAAACAACCCTCAACGGTTCAGGCGAGTAGCCATCATGGGGCGATTGGGGCGACCACGCAAAGCAGGCGCACGCTACCCATCCGGGGGCTTGCGCCCGACCGAGGCGGAAATCGAACGCCGGAAAACCCCTCGGGGCGAGGTGATCGAACCAACGCCCGAGACCATCGCCCGCAGACAGGCCCTTTTTGGCGATTACAGGCTCGCCCGTGAGGAAGTCTGTCCGGTCGATAGGGTGGCCGCCCGACTGACCGAAGAACAGTACCACGCGGGCCGCTACGCCCGAACCGTCTATGCCCGGTATGTCGTCGCCATCCGGGCTCCCCGGGTGACGGCCGGGCAGCTCCGCGATTACGTGCAGGGCAGCGGCGAGGGCGGCATGACGCTGGAGCAGGCGCAGGCCGCAGTTGCCGAATACCTCGAGGTGGTGACAGCCATCCGGCGCTACTCGTTCCGGTCGCTGAAGGAAGTTGAGCGCATCATGCACGGATCACCGCCTCGCTCGCTCGACGCGCTCATTGTGGGGTTGACCGCCCTTGCGGACCATATGGGCATGTTCAAACGCGAGGCGGCGTGATGTGGATCGAACAGGGCTTCTACGTCAGCGCCGGGATGCTCGGCTTGTGCCTGTTGCTGGCGTGGCTCTGGCCACGGCGCGACACATGATTTGCTAGTTGCGATTTACAACGCCCACAAATCGCTTTATTTGGTAAATTCAGAGTGGCGGTTCCTGTGTGGAGCCGCCATTTTTGATTTCGGGGCGCCATGATCCTACCATCGCGGGACATGGTCACACAGATCGAAACCGCGCGCTGGTCCCCCGATCCCGAAACCGTCGCAACCCTTGATTTTATCGTTGTTTCCCTGACCGCTCCCGATGCTGACGGGATCTGCGAGCTGCAACGGATCTACGAACGCTGCGCCTTCGAAGCTGAACGGGATGAAGCCGTCGGCGCGATAGGCTTCCGCCTGGCTGCGGCGCGCCGGCGTCACGTCTACGTCTGGTTCATGGCGGATTGCCCCGATGATGGCTGGTGTTCGTTTCATCTGGTTCTGTCTGACAGGCCGATTACCCGGGAAGACGTCCGACGAAAAGCGAAGCGGCGGTTCAGCCTGAACCTGCTGAAAGAGCGGTCGGAGTGGGTAGGCCCACAAAGCAAAGCGCCCCCGGATTTCTCCGAGGGCGTTTGACTTAGGCGGACTTTTTCCACCTGAGTTCGGCCAGTTGCCGGGCCGGGTTGGTCTGAACCGGGGTGATCCGGTTGTCTCGCAGCGTCCGAGCGAAGCCGAACGAAGCAAAGACGTTCACGAGGCTGATGAAGAAGCAGGCGGGCCACAAAGCCCAAGCCGGCGCAAGATCATACGTCGTATTGAGATGCTCGAGCCCGATGTGGTTCAAGCCTGCCTCAATGCAGCAGAAGCCTACGGCAAGAATGCCAGCGACAACTGCGGTGAACCAGTTCCGCGTCTCCCAGGCTTCCTGAACCCGGCCAACGGCCTTGCTCAGGAGGAACACGATAACGGCCATTGCGACCGTCAGGAGTGTTCCGGGAAGCCAACCCTTGGCCCAGAAGCCTAGAGTGGCGGTGACAACTGAAAGTCCAACGAACGCAAGGCAGGCTTGCTGTTCAAACGGACGATCTTCGGTATATTTCGTCATAGCGGGGTCCTTTTCCCGTTAGGGGCTGGAGAACACGGTTGCTGCCGTGCCAGCCCCGATTGATTGTCAAACATCACAGCGCTTCACAGCGCATGTCCCAAACATACGCATTCGCCTGTTGCGGGATACGTTACAGCCGCAAGTTACTTGGCTGTCCCCAAATCAACAGTTCGTGAAGTGACGCAGAGGAAGGCAAGATGGCCTATCCCAATCCGATCATCCGATACCGCGAGAACAACCGCGAAGTCTTGCGCGGCGTCACGAAAGACCATCGCGTCGGGAGGTTCGTCTTGCAGCAACGAGAGGACGAGACAGCGAAGACCACGCTCGACTTTACGGATGTCCTCAACGGCGCAACCATCACAGCCGCTGTTGCAGACAACAACATCGCCGGCAGCGTCTCAGTTTCAGGCGGGCAAATCACGCTCACAACGCTAGGCCTGGGCATGGGCTATGGAGACACCGACATAACCGTGACGTTCTCGGACGGACGCATCCGCATCGAGAAGCTGCGCTTCCTTGAGGTCAACGGGAACTGGCGTTCCGATTACGGTTGGACCTACGCGTCGTGATCTTTGAGCGCGTCACCATCTCGCGATCCGGCAAATGGACACGCATTAGCCGCAGCCTTGTCATCTCGCAGGCTAAGCGCAGATGGGGCCAAGTCATGCGCGCCGTTCCCAAGCCAAAGGGCACGTCGTGACCAAGCTCAACGAACAGCAAGAGCGCTTCTGCCAGCTGATCGTAGAAGGCAGGAACGGAAACGAGGCTTACGTAGAAGCTGGCTACAAAGTCTCAAACGACGCGACCGCAAGAGCCAATGCCAGCAGGCTGCTAACAAACGCTAGCATATGCGAACGAATTGCAGAACTGCGCGCTCCTATCGCTGCCAAGTTCGAAATTACAACGGACTTCCTCGCGACCGAGCTGCTGAACGTCTGGAAAGCCTCGATAGGCGCAGACGACAGAACCAACGCGCGCCAGGCGCTCATGGACATCGCCAAGCTCACGGGCCGCATTGTCGATATGAGCCGCGTGCAGGCTGAAAACGTCAATTACAACCTGTCCGCAGATCCCTTGCCGGCCGAGGAATGGGAGCGAGAGTTTGGAGACGCGAACGCTCTGGGCGCCGCAGCCGGGTCCACAGCACGCGCTCATTAAATGCCCTGCGCGGGAAATCCTGTTCGGCGGGGCGCGCGGCGGCGGCAAGACTGACGGCATTGTTGGCCGGATCGGCCTGCGCCAGAAGATCATGGGCGCCAACTATAACGGCGTGATTTTCCGGCAAGAGATGCCGCAGGCAGACGACTTGATCGAGCGCAGCCAGGCCGTTTACGGGCCGCTCGGCGCGCGGTTCAACAAGGTGCAAAGCCAGTGGAGCTTCCCCGATGGGGGTAGGCTCAGGTTTCGCCCGCTCGAAAGCATAGACGACGCGGCCAAGTATCAGGGCCAGAACCTCACAGACGCGGTGATCGAGGAAGCGGGCAACTATCCGACGCCCGACCCCATCGACCGCCTCTGGGGCGCTCTGAGGGGCGCTAACGTGCAGATGTTGCTGACTGCCAACCCGGGCGGCGCTGGCGCTTCATGGATCAGGCCAAGGTTTCACATCGACGAGTGTCCGCAGGGAATGCGGATATTCAGGGACAAGCTGCCAAACGGGGCGGAACATACACGCTGCTACATCCCAAGCCGGGTGACGCAGAACCGGGCGCTGCTGAGCAAGGATCCGGACTACGTCAACCGCCTGTATCTGGTCGGATCCAAGGAACTGGTTCGCGCCTGGCTGGATGGCGATTGGAACGCCATTGAAGGCGCGTTCTTCGATTGCTGGGGACCGCAACACGTTGTCAGCCCTTTCGAGGTGCCGGCCGAGTGGCATTGCTTCCGGTCCTTCGACTGGGGCAGCGCCAGCCCGTTCAGTTGCGGCTTCTGGGCTGTAGCGAGCGACGACCTGCACAGGCCCGAGGGTGTCATCCCGCGCGGTGCGTTGGTCAGGTTCAACGAATGGTACGGCGCCAGCGGACCGAACAAGGGGCTGAAGCTCACCATTGAGCAGGTGGCCGCTGGCATCCTCGAGCGATCCAAGGGCAAGCGATACGTCGGCTGTGTCGCTGATCCGGCCATCTTTGCCGAGGATGGCGGCCCGAGCCGCGCCGAGGTGCTGAGACGCAACGGCGTGGCGTTCAAGTATGCCGATAACAAGCGTGTCGGCCGCAATGGCATGATGGGCGGCTGGGACGAGATGCGCCAACGGCTGGTCGGGCATGGCGGCCGGCCGATGATCTACACGTTCTCGACCTGCAAGGACTCAATTCGGACGATCCCGTCCCTGCCTCACGACACGACCAGGCCGGAAGACGTGAACACGGACGCAGAAGACCACGCTGCGGATGAATGGCGTTATGCCTGCATGTCGCGGCCGTGGATTGCACCGCGACCAGACGCAGGACCGGGACGACCACGCGACTACAGGCCCCCACCAAAGGCGGACAATTGGCGAGTATTGTAAGCATGTCGCCTAAGCCCGACACGGGCGAGGACGGCGCCGAGCGCATCCGGAAGATGGTGCGCGAGTATCTCGACACGATGGAAGAGGCCCGCGACCGCTCGGCCCTGGCGCGCGACTACTACGACGGCAAGCAGTGGACGCGTGAGGAAATCGCGACCCTCAAGCAGCGCGGCCAGCCGCCTATCGTCTTCAATCGGATCAAGAGGAAAGTGGACAGCATTTTGGGCGTCGAGCGCAACAGGCGCACCGATCCCAAGGCCTATCCGCGCACGCCTCGAGACGAGCAGAGCGCCGACATCGTAACGCAGGCGCTGCGGTTCGTGAGCGACCAGACGCGGCTCAACAACATATTCTCAGGCGCTTTCGAGTGCGGGATGATCGAGGGCGCTGGTGCGGCCGAAGTCATCATGGATGGGCCGGAGGACATCCGCATCAACCTGATCCCGTGGGACGAGTTCATCTTCGACCCGAGAAGCAGCCGCCACGATTTCAGCGATGCGCGCTATTTGGGCGTCCTGAAGTGGATGGACGCAGACGACGCAATCGCGCTGTACCCCGACAAGGGCAAGGAGATTGAGGCGGGCATCACGGGCAGCGAGAAAGCCTTCGTTGCTGACCAGAGCGTTGACGACAAGCCGTCCAGCGGGACGTGGATCGACCGCAAGCGCCGGCGCGTCCAGGTCTGCCAACTCTATTACAAGGCTGGCTCTGAGCATAACTACGCGGTGGTTGTCGGCTCAACGCTCGTCATGGACGGGCCATCGTATTACCGCGACGAAAAGGGCAAGACCGTCTGCCCAATCGAGGCGTTCAGCGCCTACGTGGACCGCGAGAACGCCCGGTATGGCGTGGTCCACGACATGCGCGGGCCGCAGGACGAGATCAACCATCGCCGGTCCAAGGCCGTCCACTTCCTGCACTCACGCCGCGTCATGGCCCAACAGGGTGCGGTTGCTGATGTAGGCCAGGCCAAGCGCGAGATTGCCCGCCCTGATGGCTGGGTCGAGGTTGTAGACCCGCAAGCGGTGGAGGTTCTCGACACGGCGCAGGAAACGACCGGCAACCTGAACATGCTTCAGGAAGCCAAGGCTGAGATTGACCTTCTCGGGCCGAACAATGCGCTGCAGGGCAAAGGCACCGAAGGCGAGAGCGGACGCGCTATCATCGCCCAGCAGCAGGCCGGGCTTGCCGAGCTCGCGCCGCTGTATGACCGGTTCAATGACTTCAAGCTGCGCGTCTACCGGGCGACATGGGCCAGGATCAAACAGTTCTGGAAGGCCCCGAAGTGGGTGCGCATCACGGACGACGAGGCGGCCACACAGTTTATCGGGCTGAACCAGGTGCAGGTGGACCCGATGACGGGCCAGCCGATGGTGCAGAACGCCGTGGCGCAGATGGATGTGGACGTCATCCTCGAGACCGGCCCCGACACGGTGACGTTGCAGTCCGAGGAGTTTGAGCAACTGGCGCAGATCATGCCGCAACTGGCCGCGCTCCCGCCGCCTTACGCGTTGGCGCTGATCGAGGCGTCCTCTCTGCCGGCGCAGCGCAAAAAGAAGATGACGGAGCTGTTGTCGGGCGGTGGCGAGCAAAGCCCCGAGGCGCAGGCGATGGCGCAGAAGCAAGCGCAGATGCAGGAACGTGCTGCGATGGCCGAGATTGCGACAAAGGAAAGCTCCGCCGCGCTGAACATGGCGAAGGCGCAGAACGAGGGCGCCCTTGCGCAATCCAACATTGAGCTAGAGCGCGAGCGGATGACGGCCGAGCAAGTCAAGGCGCAGGGCGAGACGGCTATCAAGGCGCAGGAACTACAGATCAAGCAGCAGGAATTGCAATTCAAGCTGGCTGAACTGGACCTCAAGCGCGCTGAGCTTGGGCTGAAGCAGCAGGAACTGGCGGCGAACGTCGAGATGGAACGGGAGCGTTCCGCGCTGACCGAACGCATGGCCGACCGTCAGGCGATGGCAGAGGACAACCGCGCGCAACGCGAGGCGTCGAAGCCCAAGGAAACCGAGAAGCCGGACAAGAGCGGGGATGCTGTTGGCATGGGCCTGCAAGCTCTGGCCGCTGCACTGAGCAAGCCTAAGTCAATCGTCCGTGGTGCGGATGGAAAGCCGATAGGGATTGAATAATGAGCAAGGGCAATACCTTCGAGAACGATCTGCTTTTGCTGATCTTCAACAACACCGCAGCGGCGCTCATTGGTGACGCATCGGGCCTGCAACCGTCAGCTACGGCGGGCTCGCTCTATGTGTCGCTTCACACGGGCGACCCGGGCGAAGCTGGAACCCAGACCACGAACGAATGCGCTTACACGAGCTATGCGCGGGTCGCTGTCGCACGCTCTGGCGCTGGCTGGACGGTGTCGGGCAACGCCGTGACCAACGCTGCGCTTGTGCAGTTCCCGCAATGCACGGGCGGTTCCGAGACGGCGACATACTTCGCGATTGGCACGGCATCGAGCGGCACGGGCAAGGTGCTTTATCGGGGTGCGTTGTCGGCTTCGCTGGCGATCAGCTCAGGCATCCAGCCGCAGTTTGGCGCAGGCGACCTGGACGGCACTGAGGACTGATGATTATCTATCGGCACACATGCACCCAGTGCGGGCTGCTCACGCGGGTTGAAGATAATCAAGCGTGGAAGGCTTGTGCCTGTGTCTCTCCTGCTGACGTGGTGAGTGAGGACGAGCCTCCGCCTGAGCCTCCACCCGAGCCCGAACCTGAGCCTGCGCCATGACCGCGTTTCGCTCGTTCAAGGAGCTGATCGACGCCGAAGAGGCTGGACAGGCCACGCTGTTCGGATGGCGGAAAGTCCCGACCCAGACGACGGGCTCGGGCATCTGGTTCGATCTCTCGATGTCGCCGGGCAATCCGGTTCCGAATTTCTACGCGGCTGCTCCGCTGATCTCCAAGGCGCTGGCGCAATCGACGGATGGCGGGCTGTTTCATGGCGCAACGCCGGGCGGGACGAGCACCAAACACCTTCGCCGCATATTGGCTATGACTGTGACGACCACGGCGGTCCCGCTGCCCTGCATCCTGATGGACTACCTGCTGTACTATCCGTTCGTGGACATGAGCGTGACCGACCCGCAGGCGATGACTGTGGGCGATGCGTTGCCGCGGTATCCGACCGGGGCGGGCGTGCAGATCATGGCTGTTGAGGTTGCCTCGCAGATTGGCGGGGTCAGCTTCTTTGTCACGTATACCAATTCGAACGGCGTTGCGGGACGGACAAGCGCGACGGTCACTTGCAACACGCAAACGGTTAACGGCACGATCATCTCGACGGCGCCGGCCACGCTAGGTTGCGCTGGGCCATTCATCCCACTCCAGGCTGGCGACAGTGGCGTGCGATCAATCGAGAGCTGCACATTCCTGACGGGCGATGTGGGGCTGATTACGCTGGTGCTGGTCAAGCCGCTTGCATCGTTCTCGATCTACGACATCACGGCGCCGGTTGAGCGCGACATGATCCTCGACGGCGTCCAGTTGGCTGAGATCAAGAGCGACGCTTACCTAAATCTGATCTGCTACCCGAGCGGGACGCTGTCGGGTGCGCAGATCATGGGCACAATCGAAACGGTGTGGAACTAGATGGCTGGCTTTTCCTCGCTCGATAACCTCGTGACGAACGTCTCCAACTCGGGGAAGTTCTTCCGGGCTGACTGGAACAAGAACCACGCGACGGGAGGCACGGTTGTCGCTGGCTCGTGGCAATTCCTGGCGGGCGGAGCGGGCAATCCGGTTGCCAATACCGCGCTCGGCTCTGGCGTCACGCTGGTTCAGAAGCCGCAATACGACCTCGGCGCGACGCATGGCGGCATCCAGCATGGCGGCAACGTGGGCGCGAGCGCGACGGACTACAAAGTGCTGCTCAACGCGAGCGCGTTCACGGCGGCGGCGACGACCGTGCCGTGCGTCATGATGCTCGTGGACCTTCTGAGCTACGCCACGTTGACCAACGCGACGATTTCGACAACGGGCACAAAGACGCTGGTGAACACGGAAGCGGTGACGTTCTCCTCGTCTTCGGGCCTGCTGATGACGACGGTGGCGGACTATGCCGATCTCACCCCTGTCAGCTTCACGACGACGGGCGCGCTTCCCACGGGCCTTGTGGCGGGCACGATCTACTGGACGATCCGCGTCTCTGCGACGACCTCGCGCCTTGCCACGTCCCTGACGAACGCGGTCGCGACGACGGCAATTGCGTTCACAGATGCAGGCTCCGGCACGAACACGATGACGGTTCGCCTGCCGCGCTATTCGGATGGGGCAGGGGTACAAGCCTTTCTGGTGGCCTCGACTGCGGGCACGGCGGGAACGGGCACGTTCCAGCTCACCTATACCAACAGCGCAGGCACCGGCTCACGCACCACGCCATCCTCGCCCGCGCTGCCGACCAACAACGCAACTTCGCCGCTGCTTGGCGTTCCCTACAGCGGCACGGGCTCGGGCAAGTTCGGGCCGTTCTTTCCGCTCGCTGGCGGTGACGCAGGTATCCGTACCTGTCAGAACATCATCCTTGCGAGCGCGGGCGTGACCACTGGCGTCTACAACCTGTGCTTTGCCAAGCCGCTGCTGACGCTGCCGATCACGACGCTTGGCGTGGCTTCAGAGCGCGACCTCGTCAACCAGCTTCCCTCGATGCCGCGCGTCTATGACGGGGCCTGCCTCGCGTGGATGATTTATGCGGGCTCGGCCATTCCGAACAACTCCAGCTTCTTCGGGCATCTCGACTTCGGCTGGAGCTGACATGCTCTGGGGTAACTACAGCGTCCTGAACAAGACGCCGGGCCGCTGGCTTGGCGGTACATCGACAGCGCACGCGTCTGGCGTAGGTTCGGCGCAGGTCAACACGCGCGCCAATTGGGGCCGCAACGGCGCGCGGCGCAACTTCGCACTGGCAGACGGAACAGAGGCCTACGAACTCGCCTCTATCCCTGCCGGGTATGGCGCACGCGGCTGGATGATGCCACGCACGGCGGGCGGGATTTCAGCGCATTCGACGGCCAACGGGCTTGCAGCGTTCACGGCGTCAATCGCTGCGGGCCGCAACCTTGCAGCGACCTTCGCGGGCGTTGCAGCTTTCGCCGGCACGGGTCAGCTTGTCGTGTCGGGCATCGGTTCGTTTGCCGGTGTCGGGGCCTTCTCGGGCAACGTCACGGCGGCGCTGGGTGCGGTTGGCACGTTTGCGGGTGTCGCCGCCTTCTCTGGCGCTGTACTTGCCAAGGGCAACATCGTGGGCGCGTTTGCAGGTGTCGCAAGCTTCGAGGCGATCCGGTACGCGACGGGCTCCATGTCGGGCTCATTCGCACCGCCTGTGACGCTGGAGGCGCAAGGGTTCTCGTCCTATTTGCTGGATCAGGAAGACATCGAAACGGGAATGACGCTTCGGCAGGCGCTGCGTCTGGTGACGGCGGCGACGGCGGGCAAGATCAGCGGCGGCGGGACGGCGACCATCACCATTCGCAATGCGGTGGCTGACGCTGCAAACCGCATCGTGGCAAGCGTGGACACGGACGGCAATCGAACCGCCATAACTTACGACCTCGACTGATGGCCAATTTCTTCTCAGCCGACTACTGGAAGGCGCTCTACTTCAAGGCGATGGGCGGGCAGGAAACTGCATCCGATCCCAACGCCATGTCTGGCAGCTTTGCGGGCTCGTCTGAGTTCACCGCGACGCTGTCAGGTCAGGGTACTGAAGAAGTTCAGTCGCGCTCACAAGGCGGCTTTGAAGACCCCTATTATTACAAGAAGCGCAAGAAGAAGAAGCAACCCGAGCCCGTCTCCAAGGATTTCGGGGACGATTGGCAACCGCCTGCACCACGGCCGGCAATCCCGCCGCTGGCAGCGCAGCAGATCATCGCGCGCCAGGATGCAGCCTTCGCGAGAACGCAGGCCGCGATTGTCGCGGCGCTCGAGCAATACGACCGGCAACGCGCCGAGGCTGAAGCCCGCGCTGCGCAGGAACAGGAAGACGAGGACGAAGCGATCCTGCTGCTGATGGCGGCGTAACGCTTCGCAACAATTCGAGATGAGTGACCCGCCCTG